ATCCGCGTAAGCCGGTGTAAACAGAGTTATCCCAATAGCCACTAGCACCGAGCGACCTACCCGCCTCAGCGGGTCGCTCTGAACCCTTGATGGGTTCTGCGACGATAGCGTACCAGCCATGTCAAATCCATTTGTATAAGTGCAGGTCAGAGCGGTGTTTCTAGAATCTGGTTCTTCCGATGCCTTTGAGTGCTTCAACATTTTCATCTCCAATCGCCCACATAGAACAGCGCCAACGGTGCTTAATCAATTCGCCTGATCTAGTAACAAATGCCATATTTGCAGGTAGATAAGCAGCATGAGCATTTGATTCCCATAACTGATTTACCCATCGTCCATTAGAGCTAAGAGGTACTAGGCAGATGCCGTTGCCATGTTCAAGCCATTTGTTAATCCAAGGTGTAATCTTGCTAAATGGTGGATTCATCCAAACTCGACCCTCCCAAGGAAGAGCTAAACCATCATCCTCAATCGTGTAACGTCTGTCAGCAGGCACAGTTATCATTTCACTATTGGATGATGCTACATCTAGGTCAAATCTAATATCTAAAGCATCAAACACCCATTTAGGCGTGTAACACTCATCATTCTTAATCGGTTCAATCATTGATGACCCCAACCTGTTCCTTTGAATGAGATTCCGAAACTGCCCCAAACCCGATGCATTTCCATCCCACAACAGATTGGCTGATGTTCCTCGTCCATTGACTTTTGAATCTCCATTGTTATCTGGCAAGTTACGCATTTGAATTCATAAGTTGGCATGATAGGCACTTCCTTTCCATGAATGTCCAAGATCCACATTTATCGCATCTGGCTGGCTGGTCTGTCGGTACAACGAGATGAAGTATCGGCATGATGTCTTTGACTTTAACAAAAGCCAGGTATTCGCCTGCATCCTCTCCCTGACCATTACATCGCATGATTACCATTGGCAATTTACCGTTTGCATTTGATTCCGCTTGCTTGATCCAAGCCAAAGGTTGAAAATCAGCCCTAGCCTTGACCTCGATGGAAATAGTAGGCACATTGAGAATGTCCTCGCCTTGCCTACCAGCCCCGGCAGTATCCGCGTATGGAAACCATGTTTTAAGATAATCGGCTATAACCTTTTGGGTTCTGTACCCTCGATGTTTGCGATGATTAGCCATTAGCCATTCCAACTACATAACCGCCCCAAGCTGCTAAACAGATAGCGATTAAATACAAGTAATGAATTAAATTATCTTTATCCATTGATCGAGTGGCATTTCTTACAAGTCCAAGTCGCATTGACTGGAGCATCAGCGTTTTCAACTTTTGCTACATGAGCCAAAATGATCTCCTCGTTGCATAACTGACATCTTAAAGTCAAGTGCATTAAGTTCATCCATTGACCATTAACTTTAACTTCTACAAAGCCCATCAGACTCTCGCCTTCTGCTTGCCCCATTTGCCGTTAGATTCTAAGTTGTACCACCGAGTAGGGCAGTTCTGTGCTGGTGCTACGTTGCCACCTGGTCAGAAGAATCCACCCCAAGCGCGTCCATTCTTCTCGCCTTCTTTCCACTTCATGTCACCATGCTCGCACTCCTCATGGTTTTGTACTCCAAGGATGCCCTGAACATTAGCAATAGCCTCAGCAGCTGTAATTGCTGGAGGTTGAGTGACATCGCCATAAATTGGCTCAGTACTCCAAGGATCAGCAGCTAGTGCTTCTTCCTTAGTCTTAAAGGATGGCACTTCTTTAGCCTTAGCAATGTCCTTGGCGCTTAAGCGTTCGACTTTGCTCATTTCCTCTCTTGATGGTCTCTTGCCTTTAGCTGCGTAACCGCCGTTTGCAAGTGCTCGACCGATCGCTGAAGTCTCGCAGTTCTCCAACGCTGAAGTTGAATTAACACCGCGATCAGTAACCTTCTCCTCAGCGTATCCTGTCGAAAACGCCACGCTATCTGCGAAAGTTCTATAAAGGTATGCTTTAACAATGAATCGATCATTCTGAAATGACTCCAGTTCTGTTGAGATTCTAAAATCTGGGAAGTCCTTTATAAACTTCTCCAAACGGGTTTCAACCGTTTCGTAATCTGCCAAATTAAACACTTGGTAACTCCTCTTGTTTCATTAGATACTCGGTTTGTTCCGGTAATGACCAAACAGTACCGTCTGCCCATGTCTGAACCTCGATGGCGCAGCTGTTGCAATAGTGTCGGCGGGTGCCTTGACTTCGTGGATGATTGCTTATGACTGTATAACTTGCTGGCTTTTGCCCAAGTAATGTGTTAGTGCCAAATCGCACTTTGCAGTAATCGCACCAGATCCCTGGCGCTGCTTTAATAACTGTCAAGGTCAGTCCAGTCAGTTGATGCAATTTGTCCAGCGAGCGCAATGTATGCGCAGCCGTCCTTGTAACTGTCTGCGTGGTTTGGCGACTCTTGTAAGCGTGAGACTTTGACAAGTGCCATGCAGATTGCGACTTCGTGAGGCTCGATGTTACGTTCAAGATAGGCTGACCAGAGTTTGGCAATTCGAAGGTGATTGAGAGCTGCCAAGCCGTAATCTTTACCGCGGTCTGCGATAAGGTCTTGGGCTTCGTTAAGGATGTCATTAGCGCGCATTAACACTCACGCGCTGACTGTTCTTGCCAATCGCCAAGCCTTCGCGCTTGCCCTCTGTAAAGCCTTTGCCCCAACCAACGATAAACCATAAAACATTTGCTATTAATAATAAAACAATTACTGGTACTTGTAGATCCATTTCTTTGCTCCCGTTCTTGTAACCATTGTTGGCTACAGGATTACGGTCTCACATCTGGCAGACAATTACACGTTAATTTTGATAACGAAACGGTAACGATTTAGCCCCAGCGTTTGCCTTGGTAAATAAACGATCCATCCTTGGGATCGATTGGGATAAGTTCAGGCGTAAAGCGCTTGCCATGAAGTGTGCCTACGACAAAGCCCATCTGCCAGTTCGCATAACCCTTTGTGTAGCCCATACCAGGGCTTGAAAGGTCTACTAGGTTGCCAACCTCAACTCCCCACACAATGCGCCCGTAGCGCCCTCCAGAGGCTTCTGAATGGGCGCTAAGCCCTAGTCTATGGGTATGCCCTGACACAACTGACTTGCCCATACGCATGGCACCGTTTAGGGCTGTTTGTCCAGGCTTGTTAGATAGTGGGAAAGCGTCTCCATGGCAGGTATGCCAACCTGGAGCAAAGTCAAAGCCATTTGGATGGTACTTGATGCCGGCTTTGTCATAGCCCATAAACTTGTCATAACGCAGCTCAGGCAGATTCATAAATGCCGGTAGTCTGCGAGACAAAGACTTGTAAACCCGTGCCCCGTGATTAGATCCAACGACATCGGTAACGCCAAGATACTGAAGAATCTCTAAAGTGAGTTTACGATCCTCATCGATGTTACCTTCAACTTCTTGCCATGATTGAGCAAAGCCTCCTAATTGTGGGAGGTCAATCTCATCACCAATACAGATCGTTTGGTGTGGCTTGTAAGCCCTTAAAAACTTGCCTAGATTCTTGACTGCTGCTTCATGAAAGAATGGTGCCTGGATATCTGAAACCCAAGCAATCCGCTTTACTGTCATTAGTCCTCATCGTCATCATCATAGTCCCCAAACTTTTCAGGGTCGATTGGATCAGGCAAGATCCAGCCAGGATAGGCTTGTGGCTCGGTAATCATGAACATCGCAATATCCTCTGCAAAGCCTGCGCGTTTTAAGCTGCAAAAGTATTCGTATAGCCCAATGCAATAAGCATCAAGTTTGGAATAACCTTGCTCTTCTAGCGCCTTAGTTGCTTTTCTTGCCATGTGGATAAGTGTCCCTTACTTCTTTAGAAGTTCCATCATCTGTTCCTGGCGTGTCTCTATTCTTGCCAATCGGTCAGCGAGAGATGATCCACCATTCGGCGTAAGAGTCCACAACCAACCGCGAACCAAATAACGCAAACCGCCAATAACAATAGTAAGCGTCGAGGCAATGGCGAGAACGAATCCCGCCCAATCATTTGCCGTCACCGTAGCCCATAGCCTTCATCTTTAGGATTCAACCAACGCATTACAGGTGGGATTGTTGCCAACGCACCAGCGTAAGCAATGTTCTTTAGGTCAGTCTCGCCCGCAGCGACAAGTGCAAGAGCAGCTGTTAGGAACGCTCTGCCCCAACTTGCTAGCATCTTCTTTAGGTCTTGGTTCATCTGTTCCTCCTAGTAACGGGATGTTAAAAAACTTCGAATCCGTATCGCCAGCCTTTGTAAAACTGACGTGGATGTGTTTCGTGTGCGGATTGACTCCCGTATATTTGCGCCACTTCCAGAGGCTTCTAGCGCTTGCAATCTTGTGATTAAAGATGACATAACTAATGCGTTTATCTGACTTGGCTGCAATTCGTATCTGGTCCGCAATGTAAGCAGCTGTAGAGGCTTGCTCATTGAAATCAGCATCGAGATCGATAGCGCGGACGTACCCTGAATCAGGGTCAGGGTTATGATCGCTCTTTCGGGTTGAGTGCTTGGCGTCCCCGATTGTGCCGTCAGAGTGACGCTTTCGGTCAGGATAAGCATCGTCAGCCTGTTCTCTTAACTGAACAACCGATTTGGATAGTTTTGGTTTCATAAATATTGATTATTTATAGACCCAAGGCAACTTTTAACTCGTCAATTGATAAGCCAACACTTCCCAACTTTTCACCGATAGTTGGTGCCTTTGGATCGTTTGCTGGTTCTTTATCAGCTTCAATCAAAGCCAAATCTGCAGCGGTTAATTCGATTTCTTTAATTTCGCCTGTTTCAGCGTTGTGTTCAATTCTAAACATTATGCGCCCCAAACTGTATAAGTACCTGCGTTGAATGTATAACCTGAACCAGTTGCCAAAACTAAACTGGAAACTGTTTCGTTTGACAAAATAACACCATTTACGCTGACTGCGGTTGTTGAAGTATCGGACGCAACGTAACGACCAATGCCTTGAACGCTTGTGTATCCAGCGTTTTTGCAATTTGTAAAAATGTAAAAATAATTATTGTTTGCGTCTGTGTGGCTTTGGTCGCCTACGTCTTGTAAAGCAAAAGATGTGCCAGTTTGATTCACCGCAGAACGAGTTGAAGTCACACCAAAACCATTTTTCAAATAACTTGATGAAGTTAATGAGTTAATACGCACTCTAATGTTGCTTGCACCAGTTCCCCAAGTGACACCAGTCATTGCCAAAATTATTGTGTCGTAAGATGAAAGGCTTGAAATTGTTACTGATGTTCCTGAAAAAGAACCAGTAGCAACTTGGGCAAGGGTTGATGCTCCTGCTGGCGCAGCAGCCCATGCAAGACCAGTTGCAGCCGTTGAATCAGCCGTCAAAACTTGACCGTTTGTTCCTACTGCTAAACGGGCTGGTGTATCAGCTGCGGTTGCAGCAATTAGATCACCTTTGGCATCAACTATTGCATTTTGGATTGCATTGGCATCATCAGTTGTAACCCACGTGTAATCGAGGTCTGTATTAGATGCTTTGCTTAATACTTGTCCAGTTGTTCCACCTTTTAGATCGACAAAGGACGTATCGACACCGCCCAAAGCAGTACGAATAGCAGCTGCGCCGTCCTTTACGAGGTCGGTATCGTCGGGAGTTTCCCACCCGAAGTTAGTTGTTGTTGCCATGTTTCTCCTTTATCAGGCTACTATTGTAGCGTCAATCCATTCTAGGGTTGGGCTTAATGTGTTCCATGTCTCGGCTGCTGAGACTCCATTCCAACGAGTGGATTGTAGGCTGTAAGCAGTTGGCGAGACCGTCAATGTTAAGTAAAGCGAGTTATATCCAGCGCTGAAAGTCCAACCCTCGACAAAGCCCTGGAATTGTCCATTAGTAATATTTGAAGGTAGATCGATAATGTTTACAGGTAAACCCATAAATACTTCCAGTAAAGCGTCTCGATCGCTATCGTCGATCTCAGGGCTTGCTAATGGGAAAGTAATTGACTTGAACTGAGCCTCCGGGAAAGCGCGCAGTCCTAAATAGAACTCAGCCTGATCTAAAGCATCTGATCCGTTCTCAAGTGAAGTAGTAATCTCATAAGCCTGTTGTCCATAAACAGCGATTGAAGCTGCATCTAACGCAGATTCCTGAGCATTAGCCTTGTAGGTAATAGTCACGTTATTGCGTACATCGCCTGAGCGCTTTGAGGTTCTGATACCACGAGCCAAAGCATGAGAACCAGTTAAATCAACATAACCATTAGTGGCAAGATAAGAGCTGCGATGAGTACTATCAGCATAACCGATTCTGCCCTGTGAATCTTCAAAGAGGTAACCAAGTCCAGAAGTAGCCAAATCGGATACAAGGCTGTAAATGTCTGTTGTGCTTGATGATCGAGCAGTTAATTCGTAGTCTCCTGGTCGATCGATGTCGCCAAGTCCTGAGTTCTCAGCATCAACCCAAGTGGTAATTGGATCGTATCCAGCCCAAGTTTCAGCAGCTGGGACTTCATTCCAGGTATCGAACAGGGCTTGACTAAGAATTGTGTAAATCTGGTCGCCGTCGAAGTCTTTGCTTAAAACGCCTTCTGTAAGGGTTTTAGGCAATTTAGACAAAGCACCCAAGGCAACTACTTTGATTCGCTCTGAGATAGCCGTAGATGAGGCTTGAGCGACTTCTACGTCGATGTCTGTGACATAGCCACCAAATAGATTTACAAAAGTACCAGAGGAATCTTTGACCTGAATGTTGATCTGGTCATTGACGTCGATCTCGATAGGAGATAGATCCAAGTTGAGAATCTCAACATTGCAATAACCGGCGTAAGGCTGAGAGTAAATGTCTTGGCGCCCGGAAGTAATCGTGAGGTTTGAAAGGGTGAGATTTGTATATGAGCCTCCGCCATTAATCGTAAGGTTCCATTCAGGAGTCCATTGACTCATGCGATTAGAGCCGATCCAGGTCCACCGCCACCGCGGTAAGAGGACTCGTTAATAATCTCTACGATCTGACGGGCAACGCCTTCCTTGTCCAAGGCTCCAGTTACGTTGATGTTGTAAACAGGTGCCATCGAAGCAGATTCAGCAGCTCTAAAGGATCCTGCATTAAATGAGCCGATCGTTGCAGCAGCAGATGATGCAGAAGATGCAACGTTCGATACTGAAGTTGTACTGGATGTTGTACCACCTGTTGAACCGCCTCCACCGCTTGGAGTTGAAATTGTTGGTGATGTGAAACCTGGAGTTGTTACCTTTGGTGCTGAAACACTAGGAGCAGCAATTGAAGGCTTGGAAATAGTCGGGATGTTAGGCAATAATGGAATAGCGTTGTACGCTCTGATAAGAGCATTGATTCCATCGATGGCAACTGAGACCATGCTGGAAATCATTTTGATAACTCCACCGATAATTGGTAATACAGCATTGGCAACCGTTGCGACAAATGAGATTGCAGCGCCTAACTTTTGAGTAATGACTGGAACGATGTAATCAACGATAAATGCGCCAAAGGCTGCAAAAGTCTCTTTGTTATCTTCAACTACCTTCTTGAGTGGGTCAAAGAGTTTAATAAAGTTATTGAATCCTGGAATAACTTTATCTAAAACAAAGCCTAATAATTTTTCAATAATAGGAAGTAACTTAACTCCGATTGTCTCAACACCTTCATCAAACGCAACTTTAAGACGATCCATGCGACCCTGAAATGTCTCAGCATTAGCAGCAGCTGCTCCTCCAAAGAGATCAGTTAGTTTCTGTTGAACATCAGTAAATGACATCGCCTTCAACTCAGCGCTGGATAATCCAACGCCTAACTTGCCAAGAGCTGCTGTATTACCATCGTAAGCCTTACCAAGAGCATTGGCTACGCCTTCAAGTGGCTTGCCTGTCTGCGTTGAGATGTCAAGAGCAAGCGCGAGTAATTCCTGAGCCTTACTAGTTGAATTTGTACTTAAAGCCAATCTCGCCAGAGCCGGACGGAGTTGATCGTCTGCTACACCTGTAGCACGAGCCATTTTATCAATTGATGTTTCAGTTGCAGCAATCTGTTCTTTAGTAGCGCCAGTTGCTTTTTCTAAAGATTGAGCGAGTTTTAATTGTGATTGTTCATCAGCGATTGCAGCTTTAACGCCATCAACGCCGATCTTAACTGCATAGGCAGCAGCAGCGACGGCAGCAGCAGCAAATGCCGCGCTCGCCATCTTGCCGAACTTTTCCATGCCAGTAGCAGATGTTTCAACATCGCCATTAGCAGCTTTTAACTTCTTATTAAGATCATCGACGTCAGCAAGGATCGAGAGTTTAAGGGTTCTATTACCTGCCATTAATCCCACTCCTTCAAAATCTGACTAAATGCTTCTTCCCACTTCTGTACTAACTGAGGCTGAATCTGACGCAAAGTTGGGTAAATGAAATAACCCGAATTGCCTCTGCCCTTGTTAGGCGTACGCTTTGGGAACTGCTTAAATCTATTAGATCCAAACTCCATACCATAAAGTAAATCTAAAGTTGAACCGCCACCGCTAAACTTCTGACGAGCAAAGCCATAAGAGAACTCACCGATCTTAGAAGTCTTGCTTACCTTAACTCCATC